CTTTGACGTCACCATGCGAATCTATCGGGGGGGAGGGTTGACAAAGGATGTGGTCTATTTGCGCGGGCTGAGCAGATTGCTCCAGTACCTCGGCGAGGGGGGAGAACTTGAGCCGCTTCTCGTCGGCAAGATCGCCTTGGACCACACCGCCATCATGCGCGAGCTACATCTCCGAGAAGTGTTGTGCCCGCCACCGCTAAGACCGCGGTATCTGGACGATCCTCAGGTTGCGGGTAAACTGGCGAAAGTCCGGCAGGGACTCACGGTCTTGCAGTTGATCGAAAGGAAGAACGAATGCGCGTCGGATTCGTAGTCAATGATATTGCGACGGAGGAGGCCATCTACACGACGAGCCGCCTCGCCATGGCAGCGGTCAACCGCGGGCACGAATCCTGGTTGATCGGAGCCGGGGATCTCGCATTGGACCCGGACAACTGCATCCGTGCTCGAGCGCGTGCCGCGCCCGAAACCAGGTATAAGTCCACGCAAACGTATCTTGACCAATTACGAGGTTCCAACGGCATCGTGGAACGGATAACGGTGGACGACCTCGACGTGCTGATGCTTCGGAATGACCCGGCGGAGGACAAGGATCGTCGGCCCTGGGCACAAACGGCAGGCATCATGTTCGGCCGGGCGGCCCTTCTCCGCGGGGTGATCGTCCTCAACGATCCCAATGGTCTCGCCAATGCGATGAACAAGATGTACTTTCAATTGTTTCCGGAGGAGGTGCGCCCGAAGACGTTGATCACACGAGATCGGGACGAAATCAAGGCTTTCGGCAAGGAGCACGGAAGAGACATCGTCATCAAACCGCTTCAGGGTTCTGGAGGCGAGGGCGTCTTCCGCGTTCGAAGCGATGACTTCGGGAACCTGAATCAGATGATCGAATCCGTCAGCCGTAACGGGTATGTCGTCGCCCAGGAATACCTGGCCGAGGCGGCCGAGGGGGACATGCGCCTGTTCATGATGAACGGCCAGCCGCTGCGGTATAAGGGCAAGTACGCCGCCTTCCGCCGCGTCCGCTCCGGTGATGACATCCGCAGCAACATCCACGCCGGTGGTGAAAAGGCCTCGGCCGAGGTGGACGATCGTGTCTTGAGGATCGCCGAAATCGTGCGTCCCAAGTTGGTCGAAGACGGCATGTTCCTGGTGGGGCTCGATATTGTCGGCGACAAGTTAATGGAGATCAACGTCTTCACGCCGGGGGGGCTGGGCAGCGCTCGACAATTCGAGGGGGTTAACTTCGCACACGCAGTGGTCGAAGCGCTGGAGCGGAAGGTGAAATACGTAGGCTTCTACCAGCGCAGATTCGACAATGTCGACATGGCGACGCTCTAGGGGACGTGATCTACCTCCCAAGAGCGCATGAGAAGATGCGGCGCCATGAATACCTTCACGGGCTTGCTTGATGCATACCCTTTGTTTTGGCCTGTGTTCATCTTCTGCGCACGCGTGGTTGACGTCTCGATGGGAACCTTCAGAACAATCTGCGTTATTAGAGGTTCACGCGTTGTTGCGCCTATCCTTGGATTCTTCGAAGTATCTATCTGGGTGTTGGCGATTTCTGGTGTCCTGACCCACCTGGATCACTGGTATAACATCGTGGCCTATGCTGGCGGTTTCGCAACCGGCACAGCTGTTGGTGTCCTTCTGGAGCGCAAGCTGGCTATCGGCATGCAAGCGATCCGGCTGATCTCCCGGACCCGAAGCGCGGCGGTGGCGGAGGGGCTAAGACTCGCGGGTTTCGGTGTCACTGAAATGAAAGGGCACGGAATGACCGGTGAAGTTTCCGTCGCATTCGTCGTGGTCCCTCGCCGACAGACGGAGACAGTAATAGGAGCAGCAAAGACCGTTGATCCCGAAGTGTTTACGACAATAGAGGACATCCGCGGTGCGAACTTGCATATCTACCGAGGTGCTGTTCCGCCTACCGGATGGAGAGCGATTCTCAAGCGGAAGTGAGACTTCGAGACGATTCGCAATCAGCGCTCGGCATACATCAGCTCGAGCATCAACAGTAACCCTTGCCGCCGAACGGCATAGATGCCGTGGTCCGGGATGTGGCCCCCAGCCTCCTCCAGAAGTGCGGAGAAGCGTTCTCACCTGCCCGGTCGCAATTCATGAGTCAGATTTGTCTATCGGACACCGTAGCCGGGAGGCTGTCATCCTCGGACCTCAGGCCGCCAGTTTGTCGAAGTTGAAGGTGCCGAGGACGCCGCCGGCGGCGGCCCAGTTGAAGTTGTCGGTCGAATACTCCGTTCCGCTGCCGGGGCTCCAGCCGGCGCAGAGCACCGACTCGGTCGGATCGTCGTTGTCCAGGTACAGGATCAGGTACCGCGTGCCGGGAGGGTAGACCGTCGCGTCGCTGAAGAGCACAGTCCTGTCCGTGGTCTGCTCTTCGGAGCTCTCGATGGTTCCGGACTTGAAGTTGCTGCCGGCGGCGACCAGGTCCTCGTAGCTGGACGGAGACGGATTGGTCTCGGACATGTCCATCAGAGCCGTGATGGGGCGGCCAATGGACATGGTGAAGCTTGATCCTCCCGTGTACCTCGACCGGTAGGCCCGGTACTTCGCGTACGGGTAGATGTGCTGGCACGGATGGCCGGTCATGTCCTCATACCCTGGCCGGGCAGCGTGAACCGTGAAGCCGAAGTAGCTGGCCCTTTGGTGCTGGCCGGTGTACTGGGCGCCGAGGTGCGTGTAGTAGCCAGGATAGTAGTGCCAGACGTGAATGCCAAAGGCGTAAGCGGTCTGGAGCCAGGCGGTCCCGGCCAGCTCGGCCAAGGCTGCCGCACAGGTCGGCTGATACGCGGATCCTCGCCGGCGGCGCCCCTGCGTTCCGCCGCCAGCGGACGTGAGGGTGAAGACAGTCATCTCGTTGGCGAGTTCCCTCATGTCCTCGAATTGACGGGCATTGAAACGCGCTCCCTTGCCCCGGGGATCCCGCCAGGTGGTGATCCCCGGCCCGATGCCCTTCTCGAAGATGTTCCATTTCATCTCGGGCGGATCAGTGGGCGTGGTCACCAGACTCCAGACGCTGAACGTCTTCCAGTCGGTGTAGCTCTCGATCCACTTCCACCCGTTGATGATGTAGTTGAAACCGTCGGTCAGCTCGGAGGTGAGCCTGCGGCCCTTCTGATGGGCCTCGGGCAGATAGGGCAGGTACCACTGGTTCCGGGCGGCCGCCCGTTCCAGGCAGGCGTGGCGGAACTCGTTATGCAGGGGTTCAGCCGTAGCTCGTGCCCCTTTCACCGGTAGCGTCTGCGTCCAACCCATCGGTCACCCCATGGCCGCCCAGGGCGAGAGGATGGCCAGGTACTTCTTGCCGTAGGTCGCCTCGTCGCCCCAGTCCGAATCCGATTGTTTCCACGTCGGGCACGGCTTGATCTCAATCACATCGTTCGCGTCGAGGAGATCAGCCACGCCAGGGTCGTTGAGGAACATGAACTGCACGGCATCGCCGAGGGAGCCGCCGTCGTTCTTGATATGGCCGGTGTAGCGCTTGTTGGTTCTGTCTCCGTCGAACACCGCAAATGCCGTGAGCTGGGGCTGCCCGACCGGGAACAGCACGACACCCCACTTCAGGCCGGTGCCGGATTCCTTCCAGAGGATCCGCGCTGATCCCGAGCCCGTTTCCAGGAAGCCCGTTTCACCCGTCTTGGCAACCGCATACTGATCGTCCTCGCTCTGGACATCCAGCTTGACCGGCGTGACGCCCGCGACCATCGCATGGCCGAGCCGACCGGCCGCGATCGGTCCGGTGAGGATGACGAAGCTGTCCGTGTGATCGTCGGTTGGGACCACGACATCGAAGGCCGGGCGGCTCTGGAACTCCAGCTCGTTGTCCGCTGGGGGAATCACGATGCCCGAAAGGCCCATGACGGCGAATCGATCCTGATCCGCCCCCGAAGTGTTTCGCACGGTGACGATGCCAGCGCCCATCCTCAGGCCGCCCGCATCCACACCCTGTGACAGCTCCCGCTGGCGGTGCGAACGGGCCACGTCCATGAGCGTGTTCCAGGTGTCCGCCGGAACCCGCAGCGTCTCGCCGCGAGCGACTTTGCGCAGTTGCGAACTCATACTCCAAGCCCCAAAGCGGTGAAGTCCGATGTCGGATAGACCCGCTCGACGTGCACGCCGATCGGCTTCTTCACGATCGACTTGGCCGTGTCGTCCACGTCCTCCGCATAAAGCACCCAGAGGTACTCCCAGCCCTTCTTGGCGATCCCGGTGATCTCGCCGACCTGGATGTCGCTCTTGTTAGGCGAGGCGCTGAAGCGGAACTGCAGCTCCCACAGGTCGTTGCCGCGCTTGCTGCCGCTGGCCCCCAGGAACAGGACCTCGCCCGCGCTAAAACCCCGCCACGAGGCGTTGTTGACCGTGCCGGTCAGGTTGAACAGCGTGGCCTTGTAGGCAGGTGTCACCTGAGCATCCGTGAAGTAGTGCGTCTCGGAGAAGGCGTAGACGGGCACGACGATGTCCACGCCGTTGACGTTCTGGCCGTCGTAGTTGATCGCCCCGCCCAGCTTGGTCGATGCGCCCGGGCCGTAGCGACCGACGGTGCTTAAGCTCTGCGTGATGTGCTGCTGGCCGCCGCCGGTGTCGAAGCTCCAGACGGATTCCTTGAGCTCATACGACGCGACGAGCCGCCACTGCGCGTTGTTGATCCGCTCCTCGATCGCAATACTCGTGCGGAGCAGGCCGTTGTAGGTGGGTGGCAGCGTCGCATCAGCGCTGAGGAGCACGGCCGTCTCGTCCTCGCCCTCGCTGGTCGTGGCCAGGTGGGCTATTTCGGCCGATGGCCGCACACCCACGGCCTCGGTGCGATCGGCGAAGAGTTCCTGAAACGTGATGGCCATTGCGAACAACCTCCGGTTGTTCGGGGCTGTTAGACTGTTCGGCTGTTAGGCTGTTAGGAACGACCAGCCGCCCCGCGCCCCAACAGTCGAACAGCCCAACAGTCCAACAGCCTCATCCAAACGACAGTTCCTGGCCCGCCTTGCGGGCGATCTTGGCGGTATTGCGGGCGGTCTCCTCGGTGGCTTTGGCTGTTCGCTCCTGGACGCTGCCCATGCCGAGGCCGAAGGCGGCCAGGGCATTGAACGTGCCGGCCGTGGTCATCCCGCGAGTAACAACATCCGCCTGGCCGATCGCGTCCGTGACGCCGGCCAGCATCTTCTTGATCCGCTCGGCGACGTTCTCCGGCTTCTCGGGCCCTTCCCCTTCCTCGGCTTCGGCCCGTTGAGCACCCGCCTCGGCAATGGCGGCTTGCCATTCAGCTCTGGCCTTGGCGAGGGCATCCTCCGACGCCTTCAGTTGATCAGCGTACCGCTGTTTGCGGGCCTCGTTCTCGGCGTCGGCCATCTCGTCGATCGCCCGCAGTGTGCCGATGCGTTCCTGTTCGATGGCTTCCCGCTTCTGCTTGCGCTGCTGTTCACGCTCGGCCAGGGTGCGCTGCGCGTCGCGCTCGACCTGGGCGTTCCGCCGGGCCAGGTCCTCGTCCGCCATGCGGATCGCCGCCTCAACGTCGAGATCCTCGTCAAACAGGCCCATGAGTTTTAGCCAGCCCTTGGTCAGCAGGTTCTCGGCGGAATTCCACGCCTTGGTCAGGCCGCCGGTGAATCGCGTCCAGGTGTTGGCCAGGAACGTCGTCGTCTCGACCCAGATCGCCTGCAGGCCCGCCCAGGCCTCGGCGAGTAAAGCCACCGCGCCGTAGAACGCATCCGTGGCCAGCGTCAGGAACCAGGTCTTGAAGTCGGTCCAGTAGCCCCTGAGCGCGTGCACGCCGCGCTGCCATTCCAGCTTGAGCGTCAGCCAGAGGATTTTGGCCGCCAATGCGATGTTGCCGGCGGCCATCGCGTCACCGATGCCTTGCCAGGCTTTCAGCGCGGTCTGCTTGAGCGCATCGAACTTGTCCGCCAGCCAGCCGAGGGCTTTGGCGCCGGCGCCCGTCGCGTGAAGGATCCCGACCGCCAAGCCGACGACGCCCGCTGTGACCAGGCCGATCGGTGACAGCAGCGCAGCGAGCACTGAGCCGAGCACACCGATGGCCGTGCCTACGCCCGTGATGATCGACGCAATGCCGCCGAAGACGAACGACATGGCCGCACCGGCGACGCCGACGGTGATCAGCGCGCCGCCAACGAGACCGATCGCCGCGACCACCTTGGCCGCCGAGACGACCATCGCCTTGTTCTCCTCCAGCACCCGCCGCACATGCGCGGCGTAGGTCTTGATCGTCCTTGCGATGCGGGCGACGGGCTCAGCCAGTGCCTCACCCACGACCGACAGGGCGACAATGGCCGACTGCTTGATCTGCCGGAAGCCGTGAGCGAGCGTGCCCGTCATTTTCTTATAGGCGGCCTCTGTCGCGCCAGCCCGATCAGCCATGACGGCAATGTCTTCGGTGAAGCCCTCCATGTTCTTCAGGGCCGGCAGCACGCCTTTGAGGGCCCGGATGTTCGGGAACAGCTTGGAGATCGCGTCCGGCGGCAGTTTGCTGATCTTGTTGAAGACGCCAGCCAGGCCCTCCGACCTAATCGTGGCCGACGACATCTCGAAGCCGAGTTGCCGGGCATATTCGGTCGCTTCAGAAGCCGGTTTGAGGAAAGACGAGATGATCGCGTTGAGCGCGGTGACGGCGTTTTCGGTCTGGACGCCGTTGCGGGTCATCGTGGCCAGGGCGGCGCCCGCCTCGTCCAAGCCGACACCGGCGCTGGCCGCGATCGTGGCCACGTTGCCGATGCTGGGTGCGAGCTCGGCGAACGTGGTCTTGCCCCGCTTGACGATCGAGAAGAGCCAGTCGCTCACATCACCCGCCCGCTCGGCCGACAGGCCGTAGGCGTTGAGGACGGTGGTGATCGCATCGGCGGCCGTACCGGTGTCGGTGATGCCGGCCTGTGCGGCCTTGGCGGCCACGGCCAGCACCGACAGGGCGTGCTCGGCCGGCACCGAGGCCGACAGGATGTCGTAAAGGCCCTTGGCGAGCGTCTCGGTGGACTCGCCGAACTCGACGGACATGTCACGGATACCCTGGCGGAACCGGGCCATGTGCTTGTCCGGCTCGTCGAGCATGGTCGAGACGTTGGCCATCTGCTGCTCGAAGTCGGCGAAGACTTTTACTCCGGCCACCAGCGGCGTGGCGAACACCGCGCTGACCTTGGCGAGCTGCATACCGATCTGACGCACGGACGCACTGAAGGCCTTGAGCCTTCGCGATGCATTGCGCAGGCCCTTGACCAGCCGATTGTCGTGGGCATAGAGTTCAACGTAGGCCGCCCCCGCCCGGATGTTCCTGGCCGATGGCATTGAAACATCTCCGATGTTTCAGGCTGTTGGACTGTTAGGCTGTTAGACTGTTGGGGAAACGATCCAACCGTCATCTTCCCCAACAGCCGAACGGTCTAACAGCCGAACAGTCTGCTACTTCTTCGCCATCGCCGCCCGGAATGACACGCCGGTCCAGGTGGCGATGAGGATGGCCAGGGTCTGAGCGAGCTTGTCGTCAATCAGGCCAGAGCTCCAGAAAAGCCCCAACGTCCCGGCCGCGATCATCCCGATGTACGTCTTCTTGCCGCTCAGAAACGCTCGGATCTGACGCAGTGTCTCCATCGGATTGGACCTCCATCACCGTCTGTGGCTCGGATTCAGTGCGCACGATCTTGACCAGCACGAGGTCGCCCGTGGCGCACCCGGCACCCGGCAAGGTGCAGGTCAGTGGCACAACCGGCCACAGGACCATCGAACGAACGATCCTTCGCACCTGTCTGCGTGCAACGCACAGGCAGATTCGCGTCACTCGGTATCCTCCTTGATCGCGTCGGACGCCGGCTGGGTGGACGTGACATCGGGCCCCTGGTCAGCCTGCGTCGCCCCGGCCAGGTTCGCGCTTACGCCGTCAAGCTTGACGCTGGCCGTCCAGACAAAGCCGGTGCCGACGATGCCGTAGCCGTCCATCACGTAGCCGGGATTGATGAGCGAGCCCTGGCCCTGGAGCGCCGCCGACCGCTGGCCCAGATCGGTGACCGCCTTCTGGACGGCCGGCGAGACGACCTCGTCGATCATGCGGTTACTCGCCCGCTCGATCGGCTCGGTATTGACCGCACAGCCCGGGCTGAGAACCACCACGAACAGCGCCAACAAGACAGTCATCATTACCTTCCGTGGGAACATGGTTTTAGACTCCTTCCTGTACTTGTGCCTTTGTCCACAAACACCCGTTTGAGGATCGACAGGTCATTAGTCCGGATGATGGGCTGGTCCGTTTGCCGCTGCTCCATCGGATTAAAGTCCGCCGGCGTGAACGGCCTGGTCTTCTTGGTATCCCGGTGAGCGTTGGCGATCATCGCCAGAATCGCCGACGTACGGGCCCAGTTGTCCTGCACCCTGGCCTCGGCCATCGCCAGCAGTTCACGCAACGTCAGTGGTCCGGGATCGAGGCCGACGACGCCGGCAAGCTGCCAGACGAGCTGCCAGACATCGACGCGTTCAGTTCGGCTTCGATCCGGGCCTCCAGCTCCGGATCGTCGAGCCGCGTCTCGGCCACCTGCAGCGCCCGGGCCTCCAGCGCCTTGAGCTTGGTCAGCGCCTTGCTCAGAACTCGACGCTTCGGCCCGGGGAAAAAATCCACGAGTTCCTCCAGCAGCGCGGTGGTCGCGTGGTCGATCGCGTCACCGGCCATCGCCCGGCCGAAGTCCTCGTCCGTGACCTGCCGGGCGTCGGCGTCGGGCTTGACCAGGCAGTAGATCACGTCGCACAGCAGCACCGGGTCGCTGACGATCCGCTCCAGCAGCTTGCCGTCCACCACGTCCAGCAGGTTCACATCGAGCAGCGAGCGAACGCGCTTGATCGCGTCCACGTTGACCGTGATCGTCCAAGTCCGGCCGTTGTTGTCCTGGAACGTTTTCATGACCTACCCTCATGGCGTACTATCGAAAAGGACACCGATCTTGCACGTAGCCGCTTCCGTGGCCCCCGTGCTGGCCCTAACCTTGTCGACCGGATTGCCCGCCAGCGGGTTCGACTCTCCTGAGTCCGACGCCCACCAGTCCACCTCGTTCGCCGCGAGCTCAGCGGCATACAAACTCACGCTGCCCGAGTCCTGGAAATCGACGTGGAGGCGCTTGGTCCCATGGATCGCCAACATTTTCATGTTGTCGCCATCGAAATCCGCATCGATTTCCGTCTGCACGCTGGCGGTTACGGTGGTATCCTGCGCCGGCAACACCGTACCGGCGCCACCGCTGAAGGGGACGACGTTTCCCGCGACCGTGCCCACGGTCGCGCCGTACTGCACACCGCCGTCCCAGTAGATGTCGATGACATCACCGGTGGTGATCCCGTGCCCTGCCGACAGCGTCAGATCGCCGGTGGTATCAGTCGTGCGCGCGGACAGCGAACCCGATTTTGCGGCCGGCAACACCACTTCGTGGCTTTCCTGGCCTTCCGCCTGGCGACTGACGGTGGACTGGATAGAGATCCCGGCGATACTGACATTTGATGTAATCGAACCAATCGGCATCGTTGTCTCCTTTATGTTTACGATGCTACATTCATCACACCCACGCCGGGGCTCGGGTCGAGTAGGTCGGCTTGGCCGTCACGCTGACGGTCATCGCCTCCTCCAGCGGCTCGTTGCGGGTGAAGTTGGTGATCGAGAAGTCGGCGTCGAGACCACTGCCACCTGCGCCATCCAGGATGGCCAGGGCGATGGGCGTGTTGTTGAAGTATGCCTGCTGGATCGCGGTAAATCCGGCATCGCTGGTGTCCCAGATCATCTCGAACTCGACGCTGCCGTTCTTGAGGGTGGCCACCGTCGCCCGCCAGCCCTGGTTGCCCCGGGTGGTCACGTCCGCCTCGCCGGTCTCCAGGTTCAGCGTCACGTCCTTGACGTTGGTCAGCTCCGACGTGGCGGTACTACCAGCGGGCCCGTGGTAGAGCTTCGCCTCCATGCCTAACTTGATGGCCATAACCGTCTCCTCATCTCACAGAACTGGCCCACATGCGGGGCAGTCGATCCTTGATCTTCTCCAACGCCGGTCCCATGAAGGCCCGGCGGTCATAACGCTGTCCCCGAAACCGTCCGCCGAACTCATGGGCCATCGCCGACGGGCCGACGATCGCATACGCCGGGCCGACGACCACACGCTGGGCCTGTTTTTCCACCGCGTACAAGATCGCGCGGCGCAGTTGCCCGCGTCGGGTTTTCGGTGGCGTCCCGGGCCGTGAGGGCTTCAGACTCCGCCGAATGGACCGGCGAGCGACCAGTCGGACGGCCGCTCCCGCGTGCCCCAGCGATTCGATGTTCGCCCTCCGCAGTTGGCGAAGGACCTTGGGCACATCGTCTCGCGTGCGGATACCCATACCGACCATCACCCCGCCCCCATTCGCAGAAGCCCGTGATTATTACCCGGCCGCTGCTCGGCCCCGATGTCGCCCGACGGCCAGGCCCGGCCGATGGCCGGACTGATCGAACGCAGGCGATAATCGCCGTTGGCCGCGTCCACGAACCCGGGATCGTCGGCGATCACGTCGCCCACGCCGGGGGCCACGTTCTCGTAGCTCACGGTGCAGCTTGTGATCAGGTTGTTTCTCAGGACGACGATCGGGCCGGCCGCTTCGTAGGCTTTCACGCCGATGGCGTAGTTATGGATGATGTTGTTCGCGGCCAGGGCAGATTGAGCACTGAAGAAGAGGCCCGCCTTGCCGCTGGCCTTGGCAGTTTCACTGCCGACAATCGTGCAGTGGATCACCGGCGGGTTGGACATGGACGACGTGTTGACCGCGTGATTGTCATTATTCAACAGGCGGCAGAACTGCAGCAATCCCGCGCCGGTGTAGGGCGTACCGGCTCCATTGATGAATTCGCATCCCAATGCGTCCACCGGCCCGTATGCGCCCTGGATCATGAAGCCATCGAACAGGCAGTTCAGCGCGAGGCACGGATCCGATGCATACAGGTCGACGAAGTTGTTCCGACCCGCGCAGTTCACGAACATCGCAGCGGAGATGTCGATAGCCTGTCCATTGGCACGGTTCTGCACCTGCACGTTCCTGAATACGTAGTAGAGCTGCCAGGACAGACTGCCCTTGGAAATCCCTGCGTAGCTGGTCCCGTCGCAGTCCAGACGTACGCGGTAGTCGTCGAACCGGGCATCGCTCGGCCAGATGTGTGCGTTGGCCTGGAAGAAGGCGGTAGCGCCGCCCTTCGTCTGGCGATAGCCCTCGACCACGATCGGCTGAGCGATCGTGCCCTTGGTCTTGAGGGTGATGATGGGCGCCCCGTTTGGCAGATAATCTCCGTCGCCCTTGATCCAGATCGTATCGCCCGGATCGACACAATCCGCGGCCTTCTGCGGCGTGGCGAAAGCACCGCCGATCGTCCAGGCCTGGTCGCTGCCGACGCCAGGAGCGGGAGTCACCGTGAGCCGGTCGTTCGGATCGTCAACATCCGTGATCTCGAAGATGTCCGTTCCGTGAATGCCGTCGCCTCGGGCAGCGATACGGATCGTGTCGTGACCGGCGCCCTGGTTGACGCCGGAGAGATTCGTGCCGACGGGCAGCTGGACGGTTGCGGTGCCGTCCGTGATCGCGCCGGTCCCGCTGACGATCATCGACTCGGACGAGCCGCTGTTGTTCGCCGAGCCGTTCTGAGCTGACACGTGATACACCAGCGCCATCATCTGCCCTCCCACGGACTCTCTACGGGCGGCGAGAGGTAGACGTACTGCTTGGTCTCCGGGTCCCAGCGGCCATGCAGGCGGCTGCCTCGCACCTCGTGTGCGATGACCTCACCGTCGATTTCCACCTCTACGGTTCGCAGGGCCACGTCGGGCTCTATCACGCTCGTGTTGCAGCGCGTGACCGTAGATCCGGGCGGCGGTTCGCAGTTGGTCAAGTTGCAGTCGATGAATGTTCGCGGCGCGCCGTCCCCGGGAAACAGTCGGACCCCTCGCTTCTTGCCGTCCTCGTCGATGGGGCTCGGCTGGCTGAAGTTGCAGCGACGGTACTCGCGGTCGAGTGCCGAAGGGCGCACCTGGCCTGAGAAGTTTCGGTTGGTCACCACGCCAGGTCCTCCTGGGCGACAAGTCCATGGGTCCGTTGAGACAGGATGAGCATGCGCCGCAGGAGCGGATCCCGCTGGAGCCAGCGACGTTGCTTGGCTGCGGGAAGAGATGCGAAGGTCGGCAGAGCATCTGACAGTCGCCCTGCGAGCTCATCAAGGAACGCTAATGCTCGCTGGTAATCCTGACTGCTCGTGCTGATCGTCAGTCGCATGAGAGTTTGCCCTTCCTCGGCGTCATCCTTCGCTTACTCCTCGCAATACACGGCCCAGCCGCCGCAGCGCCAGGCGGCACTGAGATGGATGGTCAACGGCTCGCCCGGCTCCGTTTGAAGCCAGGGCATGGACGGGTCTGCCGGCATCGGCAGGACGAAGCCACCCCGGTCGCCCACCGGAATCGGACCCGTCAATGCGGTTCCCGTATCCGCCGGGCCGGAGTAGAAGGTCACGTCCACCGCTTCCTCAGCCAGCAGACAGATCCCAAGCACACAGATCCGCTTGCCTGAAACGCCCGCTATGATCTCGTTGCCCTCGGCCGCGTCGCTGGCGGCATCAATAACCGCGCGTTTGACTTCGATGCCGCCGCCGGTGCGGACCAACAGTTCGCCGGTGGCTTCGTCGATCGCCACTGTCGCGGCCTGGATCCATCTGCGTTGAACAGCCATGTCTGCTCGCTTCGCTCGCTTTCAGGCTGTTAGACTGTTGGGCTGTTAGGCTGTTCGGAAAGACGAGCCCCGCCGCGCCCCAACAGTCGAATAGCCGAATCTCCCAACAGCCGAACAGTCGAACAGCCCAACAGCCTGACTTATCGCCACACGCGATAAGTCACGGTCAGCACGCTGGTGAACACCCGGTTCTGCTCCATGTGCTCGGCGGCGTAGATGGGAGTGTTCTCCGTTTTGACCCACATCGCCTCCGGCAGCCCTTCCAGCCGCTTGAACCGGAAGTGATCCGCGATCTGCTCCACCAGCGCCATCAGCGGGTCGAGCTCGGCCGAATCCCCGTTCTCGAACTTCTTCTGGATCGCGATGTCGATCCGGCAATCGTATTGACTTCGCCCCCGGCCGGCCGTTTCGATCGCCATACCCTGGGGCACCACCGTCACATGCAGTGTTCCCATCTCCGGCAGGTCGAACACCGGTCGATAGTGCCGCTCGGCAGTGAACTCCTGACCGAACGAGCCGGCGTTCAGGCTGGCCACCACGGCATCGGCGATGTCAGTGATGACGGCCACGTCACACTTCCTCCCGGGCGATGCACGGCCGCGAGATGATCTTGTCGTGCAGCGAGCGGTTCAGCTTCAGCAGGTCGCAGGTCGTGCTCGTCAACTGGCGGATCGCCTCCGTGTTGGCAGCGATGATCCGGTTGTTGGCCTCCAGGACGTCCAGCAGCTTGCGGATCAGCCAGATGACCACACCCAGCAGGACCACGGAGAAGCCCAGGAAGCCGTACTGCACCACGGGTTGGATCATCCAGTCTTCCATTTGTCGCTCGCTTCGCTCGCTCCAGGCTGTTGGGCTGTTCGGCTGTTAGACTGTTGGGAGTCTTGCCCGCCCACCCCAATAGCCGAACGGCCTAACAGTCGAACAGTCCGACTTGCTTCGTGTGGATCCGCAACGTCCGGCGGTAGGAATCCGAATATCGCCAGTCGGGCTCACTGCCACCCGGTCCCATGACCTCGTGAACGAACACCTTGCCGTCCTGCGTTTCTCTGATCCGGTCGCCGCGTTGCGGCAGCGTCGGTTCGCCGCCAAGCACGAGGTTGGCCGTCCGGATCAGATAGTCGCGCCGCACATGCCGGATCGTGGCCCCGTAACCCTCGTCGATCCGAAAGACCGTCTGGCCAACCGTGGCCGCTACCTCCACGGTCTCACCGTCGCGCTCGTAGATCACGGTGCGCGTCATGTGCTCGTGACGCTGGTCCTCCAGCCAAGCCGCGCCCTTCTCCAGCAGGTCCATTGGTAGTCCGTAGTCTGTAGTCTGGAGTCCGTAGCGAAGGATCCTGCAAGCACCTTCCGCCTTGTCCGGCTACAGACTCCGGACTCCGGACTACAGACTGTTCCTCACTGGCTCAGCCGCACGCGGACGGTCGCATCGGCGTCGGCCGCGGCCTTCACCGTCTTGCCGAGCTTCTTGTTCGCGCCCGATTCGTCGTCGGTCTTGGCGACCTGATCGGCCTCGTCCCAGTAGACTTCCGCCCCGGCGGCGATGGCCTCACCCACGCCCGTCGTCTTGGGCAAGTCAAACACGCCCGTCACCGCCAGCGCGCCGAGTGCGTTCGCCGCGATCGGGGTCTTCGCGACGCCGACCAGGTCACCCTGAACGACCACGTCGCCGGCCGCGACGTCGGCGCCCGGCGTGTAGTCGATCGAACTGCCATCGTGAACGAATGTCACCACTGCCATGATTCATTGCTCCTCAAGCCGTAAGCCTCATTACGCTTCGCCCTTCGCCTTCACGCCGCCCTTGGGCTCCTGCAGCGCGACCCCGAAATCGTGATAGCCGCGCATCTGCACGCCCAGCACGTTGAAGTCCGCCTCGGCGGTCTCGATCGTGGGCGACTCCTGGCCGTTCAGGAACGCGACCTCGATCACCGCCAGGTCGTTCGGATCGGCCAGCAGGTACCACGCCTTGGCCGACGAGCCCGTGTACTGAGTGTTCGCCAGGTACCGGCTCACCTCGGCCCGGAACTTGCCCGCATGCGGGTTGGCCACCGGATACTTTGTGCTGGCCGTCGTGTCGCGGATCTCCAGCGACTTGAACAGCATCGTCGCCATCGCACTGAGCGACGTGGGCACGAGCATGACCGCCGGCATGATGCCGATCGGCTTGCCGTCGGCGTCGGTCTGGTCCATGAACGTTTGCTCGGCCTTGCTCAAACCGTCGATGCTCAGGACGGTGTCGGCCCCTTCGAGGTAGTTGTTGTTGGCCGCCTTGAAGAAGTCGGCGTTGTTCAGGAGTGTGGTCCAGAATACGTCGTTGATCTTCAGGCCCGAGCCACGACCGAGCTTGCGGGGTACCGTCGTGATGGCGCCCAGGTCGTCGTTGATGATGTCCCGCCGGTCGATGGACAGCAGCAAGCCGTAGGTGTCGGCCTTGTTCGAGTAGCTCTCCTCGCCGAGCGTGCCGTGCTTCAACTCGCCGCCGGGGGCAACCTGCTCGTACTGATCCTTGCCGATCAGCCGATAGCTCGTGACCGTCTTGAAGTCGCTGACGTTGCGGATTGAAGTGATGTTCCGCCAGGTCCGCTCCACGCTGAAGAATCCCTCGAGCAGGAACTTGTTCGCCACGTTCGACAGGATCCCGCCGATATCGATCGTCGAGAACGCTGCCTGCAGGTTATGGCCAAAGGCGTAGCGCAGCACCGACCGGCTGTCGCGGAAGTTGCGGCCGGTGAACCCGTTGGCCCAGGCCGCCTCCAGCAGCAGCTCCTGCAGGCCGATCCCGCCCCGGAACCGCTTGCTGGCCGCCTCAAGCGTCTTCTCGTCGTGCAGCTCTTGCACATCCGCCAGGTTGGCCGTCAGCATGCACGCGGCCTCCAGGACCGCACCGTCCATCGCGTTGTCCACCACGTGCACGGCCGGCGCCTTGGGCCGCGAGGCGCGCAGCACTTCCAGTTCGGTCCGCGTGGCGTCCCAGCCTTCGGAGATCGCTCGGGCGGCGATCTCGCCGTGATCTTTACCGCAGACCTTCCGGATCGCGTTGATCCGCTCCTGCTCGGCCGCCGCCGCGGCGCGCATCTCGGCCGCGGGGTCCGCAGCCGCTTCGACCGACGACGCAGGCGCGCCAGCGTCCGTGCCGGCTACCGCCTGCGTTTCGGTCGTTTCTGCCTGCTTGTCGTGGTCGTTCTTCGCTACGTGCGTCTTGTCGCCATTCATCTCGTCCATACCTGTGTTCTCCTGTCCGGTCGCCGCTACACGGGCCGAGGTCTCCGTGTCGGCCCCGCTGTCGACGAAACTGATCTCCTTGAGGACGGCCTTGCGCACCACGTGCACCGGGCCTTCGAACGTTCGGCCGTTGACGTGAACCGATTGCCTGGGGGGCACGAACTCGCTCTCGACGACCGCCGCCCCGATACTCGCCTGCCAGGGGAAGCCGTTGGCGCCGGACCTCGCCACGTCGCGAGCCCAGGAGGTGTCCCGACTGATGAGCCCCTCGGCGATGAGCTTGCCGCCCTCGACGGCCACGCGTTGCGTGTGGCCGACGCCCTGGCGTCGTTCGTGCTCCAGGCGGATCGGCAGGTTCTGCGACGGGATCTCCAAACCCGCCAGGTCCACCACGACCGGGTGCGGAAAGCCCGCCAATTGCATCAGTCCGCCCGTGTAGGCGACCATGCGGAAACGTGGCAGGTCCTTCCCGTCACCCGCAGCCTCGACGGTCAGCGCGGCCTTCATCGTCACGAACCGGGGTTGGTTCTCGCTCGACATCCTCGTTGCTCCCTTCCATTGCCTTTCGCAGACGGCCCGTCGCTGGTCGGCGTCCGGGAACTCTCGGACCATCACCTCATCCGCCATGCAGCGGTGGACGAAGTCGCCGTGCGTCTCGTCCTGGCGTTGCTCAGGCAGCGGCACGATCCGCCTCGCTTTCCGCTTCGTCATCTTCTTCCGCATCGCCGATGGCCGGCCGTGCGTCGGACTCCGTCAGGCCAAGCTCGGCCATGAGCTGCTTCTCCTTGCTCCGCTGGCGCAGCTCGGTTTCCCAGTCCTTGCCCTGCCGGGCGTATTCCGTGGCGAGCGTGGTGGTGTGACTGGCCAGGCGGGTGGCCTGGGCGTTGGCTTCCTTGGCCGGATCGACGTGCTCGTGGCCGTCCCAGAACCACTGGTGCGGCGCGCCGGCCACATCGCCCACGCCGAAGACGCGGACGGCCTCGGCCAGCCAGGCGGCGAGGATGCGATCCAGCACGCGTGACTCCAGGTCGGCCTGCTCGACGGAGATGCTCTTGTAGTAGGTCTGGTGATCCAGTCGCCCGGAGGCGTAGTTGTAGTCGCTGGAATTGCAGGCCGCGATGTTGTACGGCATGTTCAGACAGCGGGCGATCTCGTTGAGGATCTCGTGCTTGAACATGTCGTAGGTCGTCGCGGGCTGCTCGGCCTTGACCTGCGAGGGCTCCCAGCCCTCCGGCGTGAAGACGGCCATGTTCGGGACAAACTCCATCTCCGTCATGGGTTCGACCTCGGCCGACTCGCCTCCCGCCGGCGTGTTGGTCTTCATCAGGACGGCAATGTTCGCCGCGCTCTCGGCCGCCGCGATGACCGCCAGCGTGTACCGCCGAAGCTGGGCGAACAGCGGCAGGGACGGCAGGATGTCCGGCAGGCCGCGGGACTGACCGGGCCGGTCGGCCCGGAACCAGTGGATCATGCTGGCCGCCGGGATGCGGTCGTACCGCGTGCCGGCCAACGCACCGCTGGAGCCGGGGTGCTCGGTCAACACGTGGTACTCGACGGGGTTGCCGAACTCATCGAAGACGATCCCGTCCACGTTCCTGACCCCGCCAGTTTGAATGGGCGAGAGGCCGGGCGTCGTCACCTGGTCGGCCTCGATCAGGCGGATGTCGAGCTTGACGGGATCCGCGAGCCGGGCGTTGTTGAACAGCAGCGCGAACGCCTCGCCATCCTGCGCCCGTGCCTGCCGCATCGTGCGGAGCTTACCGGGCAGGTCCACGGCCTTCGCCCAGGCGGCGAACTCGGTCTCGATGGCGCGGTTGGCCTCGTCGCTATCGCTAAGCATCTGGAGGCGTGGCCCGGTGCCGATCGTATCGTTTGCCAGCGTCAACACGATACCCCGGGCGTAGGCGTTGTTGGCCACCTCGTAGCGGGCGCGGTTGCGGAGGGTGCGGCGCACGTCCGGCGAGGCGGCGGCATCGGCCGAGAGATGGTCGGCGTTGGCCCAGTGCTTGCGGTTGTCCGGCGTGGTCCGGGCGGCATCGAACCGGCCGCGCACGAGCATGACCTGCCCAACGGCCTGCACCTTCTTCCGCTTTGTCCAGGGCCACAGTTTCATGTTCACGCAGTTCCCGGGGGCACGATTTTGGCGCGGGTGAACGCCTTGGCCGGGCCCTTCGCCGCGTCCTTGGACGCGAGGTACTTGTCCGCCGCGATCTGATCTTTCAGGTCGTGCTGATCGACGCTGCCCGAATCCCCGCTGGCCCGCTTCGGCCCTTCGGCGTTCTGCTTGATCGCGTCTTTCAGGTCTTCCGCCATCGCGTCACCTCTCCTTCACTACCTACCGCCGACCGGCCCGAGATGTCCGGCCGCGGGCTGACAACCGGCCGCGTGAGCCGTCTGCGAAGGATCGGTTTCCATATCTGGAAAGAACTTCACTCGTTCGGGCCGACGGCCCGCTCAGACGTGGTCATACGCTGGCCGCAGTTGCGGCATCGGCGGTAGCGGATGATCATCCGGTTGACCTTCCGCGTGTTGTCCACCACGAAGTGGCGGCAACCGCACTTGCGGCATTCCAGGCCGCGCGTGTCGCCGTCGGAGGGCCAGCTCTTTCGCTCTGTCACCGGCTCGGTCATGCATCCCTCCTTCGCAGGTCGTTCTGCGTGTAGCGCTTGCGGGGCTTGGCAGCCAGCGCTTCGCCGGGGGCCTTGACGCCGCACATCGATGCCGCTGCGGCGCAGCCGACCAGGCAGTCGAACCAGTGGTTGTCGGGGCGGGTCGGACGCGGCGACCATTCGTGCACGACCCGCCCCAGGGCGGTCGTCTCGACCCAGGTTTCCGAGTGGGCGACGTGCTCGGCGAACAGCTCGTGCTCGCGGCCGTCGTTGCCGAACAGCGAGATGCAGCCGCGGTCCCCGGGCGCCGTGAGCAAACCGGAATGCACGAAGGTCTTCCAGTAGTTCACGTCCACCAGCACGTGCGGGAACTCGCCGGTCCTGCGGACGTTGGGGATGTACCAGAAGTGGCCGTGCACTTCGCCGGGATGGCGCGTGTAGGTGGACAACGGCTTGCGGCTGGCGCGGATGCCCACACCCTTGGCCGGCATCATGGCCGTGCCGCCGACCTTGCGTTTCACGTCGGCGACGATGCCGGGTTTGTAGCCCATGTCCACCAGCAGGCGGTCGATCTTCATCAGGCCGTCGCCGCGCTTCCACTCGCGCGAGAGGTACGTCGAGATCAGCTTATCCATCCCGGCGTGGATCGCGCCGTCCACGCCCGCGCCCGGGAACGCCCGGCCAAGCGTGCGGGTCGCGCTGGCAAGCGTGAAGGTGTATCGCTTCTGCTGCGGGAACGTCCCATAGTCGATCACGTAGCCGGTGAAATCCTCCTGCCACGCGCAGACGCAGTAGAACAGGAGCCGGTCGTGCACGTCGATGAACATCGTCAGCTTCGTGCAGGCGGGGGGCACCGCGCCGCGCTGGTGGCCGTTGGTCTTATCGCAGACCTGTTCGACGGTGAGCACCTGATCGTTGATCTGCTCCAGGACCGGCTCGTTCTGATACTCGCTGGCGAAGGCCTCGGGACCGACCTTGAGCTTGAGGTTCATCGCGTGCTGGATGGCTGAGACCTCGGTCTTCGGGTCGTAGCGCGCCGGCCAGGCGACGACCGCGTCCGCGTCCATCGCCTCCCGGTGACGGCGGTAGAACTCGGTCGCCGCGGCACGGCCCCGCGACCGGCGCAGGTGTGAGTATTCGTCCCAGAGCTTCTCGTTCGTCGGAAAGGCGTAGACGAGCTTGGTGCATTCGCTGTCCCACTCGGGGTTCTTCTCGCGGTCGAGCACCTGATCGGCCAGGTCGCCGTCGTAAATCTTCGTGCAGGTCAGCACGGCCGCGATCTGTTCGCCCGGACCGGCCATGCCCAGGACGTCGCCGTTGAGCAGTTCCATGCGGCGCTTGGTCTGCGTCGGTGACGCCGCCGACTGGCGGGTCTGCGGGTCGTCCAGTAGGACCAGCGACGGGCGGATGACCGAGCCGTCCACGCGGCTGTGCTGCTGGCCGCGCATGTTCGCGTCGAGGCTGGTCGTCGTGATGATCGATCCGCAGGAGGGGCTGCCCTCGTAACCGTCATCGCGCAGCGCCCGGGGCAGGTGCTCGCGTTCGATAGTCGGGAAGACCAGTTTTTCCTGTCCCCAATGCACGTGCGTCAAGCGGCCCTGAATGTGCTGTTGAAGCTGCCGCTTCGAGCTGTTCTCGAGGCATCGGAGCGGGTGGACCGCTTCGGGAAAGTCGGCAAGGAGAAGCGGGTTCTCGACGATGTGCTTCTTGATCGGGATCAACAGCTCCTTGGCGCGGTCGTCGGCCGCGCCGATCAGGCACACGAACGGGCGGTAGCCGTAGAGGACCGCCCACAGGGCCGAGCAACGTGCCAACGTGGTCTTGCCGCTTCCTCTGGGCATGGCGAAGGCGAACAGGCCGCCCTCGCGCACGGCCTTCTCGATCCGTCCAATGACGCGCTGATGATCGTCGGACCACTCGCGATAGAACGCCCCCGGGAAGTACGTCTCGCAGAACAGCCGAAACGACTCACCGCACGCCTTCCGCCGCTCGCAGTCCTCGATCTCGGGGACGGGGTGGACGTCCTGGGACGCCTTGGTGGCCGCGCGGTTCCGCTCGGCCTGCTTGCGCCGCGCCTCGGCGTAGTCGGCCTTCGGCGGTCGGGGCTTGTCCAGCTCATCAGCCAGCCATCGTGCGTACCGAACCAGGTGGATGTGCGTGCCGTCGCCGAACTTGAGCGCCCCAGCGTCCATCTGCCGGCGCAGGCGCGAGCGGGTCAGCACCACGCCCAGCGGCGTGGCGTTGACCATCTGGAGCAGGTCGCTCTGCGTCAGCTTCGCCGGATCAATCGCCATCGCGCTGCCCCAGCCGCCGGTTCAGCCACGCCGTGTAGTGCACCAGGTTGATCATTCCGTCCGCGCTGACCGGCGCGCCGTCGGCGACGTGCTCGCGGA